CGGTAATAAGACATTACAGGAGAACTACAATAAGTTACAGACGTACTACCAAGGTTTAGAAGATAACCTTATGAAGTTACTCGCGAGGAACGAGAAGAAGATTAACTGGCCTCAGATAGATACTAACCTTAGGGCAAACACTAGGGCGCAGTTTGATAAGATGGTAGAGAGTAACCCTAAGTTAATGTCTAACAAAGCAGCCGAAGCTGAGACAGCAAAGTTGTTCAAAGAGTTTCTATCCATCTTAGATGAGCAAGGGGGTACTCTTCAGGGTCTTAGGGTGGCTAGGTCTATGTTTGATGATCGCCTTAAGAGAATGGGTTACAATGTAGACGGTACTAAGCTTAACACAGGAAACCTAGCTTCTATGGCTGTACGTAACGCAGTCAATGAGACAATATATGGTGTAGTCCCAGAGGCACAAGGTTTGTTTACTCAGATGTCAAAGATAATACCCACCATAGGATCCTTAGGCACTAAGGCCGCTAAAGAGGCTAACTCTACTGTTGGTAGGTTTATGCAGGAGTTAGGCATTGAGAAATTTCTTGGTGGTTCTGCGTTAGCTGTAGCAAGCAACGCTGCCTATGTATTAGGAGGAACTGCTGTACTTTCCCCTTACTTCATCATTAAGAATCAACTTAAGAGGCCTCTGCCAGCCAAGGGGAGAGCAAAGCTGGCTTACATTAAGAGAGATATGATGTCAGAGATTGCCAAGAAGATTAAGGATACTACAGATCCTATTAAGAAGCAATCGTTAATCACTGACAGCCGAGCAGTCTACACGTACCTTAACGCAGCCTTTAAGGAAATTGATGAAGAGATGAAGGCAGAAGAGAAGGAAGCCTCTAATGGATAACTGGGTAACTAAGTTCTTAAGGAACTACGGCGCTGCCCAAGAACCCTCTGATTATTATGTAATGAGAGAGAAGCAGCAAGAAAACGTCAGGCAAAGAAGAGCAGAAAACGTAGATAAAACTAGGGAAGTCGTAAGCGGAGCCGTAGATACTGCTATGAATGCCCCTAGGGAATATCTAAAGGAATCCATTAGTGGCGACAAGAGCGAATGGTTTTCTCCAGAGGGTTTGCCAGTGCCTCTCTACGCCGCTGGTAATACATTCCTAGACATTGTAGCTGATCCTATTAACCTAATAGGTGGGGGTTTGTTTACTGGTGGTGTTAACAGTGCTAGAGCACTCTCAGGAGCTAATAGTCTCAAAGGCAATGCCTTGAGTTCTGCGCGTAACTACATACCTAATAACTACGCGCCCTCAGGTAATGCTCAGGCAGGGGCTATGGACAACTTAGTTTTTAATCAAAAGGAGAAACTAGCGAAGATACCTAAGGTAGGTCCTATGCTGTCTAATGCTAATAGTCCTCAAGAGATTGCTAACATCCGTGAGAAGGTTACGTCATTTGGTGGGTGGGCTGCTGATAGCGCAGCTAGGGGAATCCAGCAAACATTAAGCCCTTCTCAAAGAGCAACGTATAGAGGGCAAGGGATAAACAAAACAACTCAAGATGTTGCTAAAGAAGCTCTAGCCGCTGGGACACCTAGGGCTGAAGCAAAAGCCGTAGCACAATCTCAGGCCTCTAGCTCACTCATACCAGATCAAGCAGGCAGGGTAGGCCCTAAGGCTCAGGCAGTTAAGGACATAGAGAACCGAAGTTACCTAACGGAGCCGGTACCTGCTACAGAAGGTTCCTACTCTTCTCTAATTAAAGACAACGATCTTAAGGGTAGGTATGAATCAGGCAGGGCCGTGAGTGTGTCCGATAACGACCTAAACATAATAGATAACCATGTTAGGAACATATGGAAAGGCGCTGACGGTAAACCCTTAGGGGAAACTAAAGGTGCTCACATAAGAATCAAGAATGCAGGCTCAGGTGACATGGTTTCTGGGCAGCACCACTTTGATTTCCAGAGTAAGAGTGGAGTAGTATCTTCTTTGAAACCTTTGTTTAAGGAAGGTAACCTAACGGAGAGACAACTTTGGGATAGACTTAATGCAATGTCTAAGGCTAATGTAAAGACTAACAAGAATCTTAAGAAGGGGCAAACACCTAAATGGACTTTATCAGGTAACAGCGATACCTTTGAGAAGGCACAGAAGAACGGCATGTGGGTCACTGGCTCCTTCGTAGGTAACGCTGTAACAGAAGGTGGCGTAAACTATTTAGCTAAGGTTACCCCTAACGGTAAAGTAATGGGTGTTATATCAGATGAGCACAACTTCCTTGAGAAGGTTCCTGTAGTAGGTAGGGTTGTAACTGAAAGTTTACCTAATCGTTCACTGTCTGTTACCCCTCCAATGCACTTTGATCTAAAGGGTACAAGTAAGAAAGTAAAGTCTGAGCAGCCTCAAAACAAGGTGCCTGTGAAGGAGAGCCTACAAGCAATAGCAGATGCTAAACCCTCTGCGGCTGCTTTGAATGCTGAAAGAAGAGTAAACGCAGGTGCAGGTATGTTAACAGGTAACGCATTAGTAGGGGATGAAGAAAGGGGACCCTAAGGCCCCCTTGGTTTACTCTAGATTTCGCAGTTGTTCCCAACGCAGGCTAACGTTTGACTACCTTCAGTCATATCACTAGCCTCCTCTATGTCCCAACTGAAGTCCTTAGGGAAACCTTTGGACAACCTTTGGTACTCCTTGGAATCAATGGCCTCGTAAGGGGCCTGTTGGTAGTTATGATCTGAGTAAGGTAAGAAGCTAATGCCACTGATCTTATCAAACTTATTGTACAACCATTGTCCTACCTCAAGGAACTCAGAGTCACGGTAGTAGCAAGTCATCGAAGGCTTATGCTCACACCAGTAGTCCTGATATATCTCCCACAACTCTAGCTGCTCCATGGCACCCATCTCTGAGGCCAACACAGCGCACTCAGGAGCCTCCATAGGGAAACTAAATACCTTCGTATTGGGTGACATCATATCGTCCTCCACAGGGACTCCTGCGGCCTCTAGGATAGCACACAGGGGGTCATCTGAGGATCCTCGGACACGCCTTATGTAGTGTCGTGAGAATCTCGGGTGAATACCTGAAGCAGAGTCCACAAGCTGACTAACAGTACCAGAGGGCTTAACAGCAGTAATAGCAGTAGAAGCATTAATGCCAAGTCTGTCAGCATGAGCTTTGTTGGTAGCCACAGCTTCCTCGCGTAGTGCCTTAAGCCACTTCTTAAGTTTGTCACTGTCTTCCCTCCCTGACAACACTGGATGGTCCATGATGCCTGTTAAAGATACACCTAAGAGGGCTTCCTCTTTAGTGTTAGTCTCCCATATCTTACGTAGGTACCTAAAGTTAGTTAGGGTAGCCTGAAGAGTCCCAAGGATAGTTGCAACACGTACCTTTCGTTTGAGGTCTGATAGTGTATCGGCTGGCCTGACAACAACTTCTGATAAATTGCAGAACTGGTAAGGTCTGAGGATGATTTCTGAACACGGATTAGTTCCAAAATCATAGGTAGCATCTCGTCGCTCGTTCTTTGCAGCTTGCTTTTGACTTGCGACTCTAGAGAACATACCTCGTTCACCTGACCTTGACTCATATAAACTTGTCCACTCATTAAGGAAGGCCTCAAAGTCGGGCTTCTCTGTATAACACGCTGAGTTGTTAGCTAGGCCACGCTGGGGATTATCTACCCACCACTGTCCTGACTTGGCTCGTCGGATTCTGTCGTCTGTAAGGTTACTGAGACCGATAAGGGCACTTCTTCGTACCCCTCCCACGACGACGATCTGTGCAATCTTACAGCATAAATCGTGGCATTCGACAGAACTGAGCCTACGTCCAGCAGAGGCGCGAAAGACCTCAACGGTGAACCTGAACAAATCCTCAAGAGGCTCTGGCCCAGAAGCTCTACCTCCGAATGTCTTGAGGGGTGCACCCGAAGGTCGTACTCCAGATACGTCCCACTTTGGAACTTGACCACTATAGAGCATAGCGATGAGTTCCCTGTACGCCTTGGCCCAGCCAATTTTTGAGTCTGATACGTGTATGATACTGTCGGTTCCATGGAAGTCCTCTGCCACTTCTGGTAACTTGTGAATATACTGTCGTTCAACACTGAATCCTGCTCCTGTGCCACACATGAGAACATACATGAGTTCATCAAAGGCCTTAGGGTGATCTATAGGCATGTAACTACAGTTGAACCCTGCAACATTGTCACGATCTAAAGCCTCCCCAGCGGTCATTAAGGCCCTCATAGAAGGCATAACCTCTAGGTTCTCAATGGCCTTCCGAGCTTCCTTAGCGTCCTTCTCGGGTAGCTTGTCGCCCCAGTAGTCTACGTAGCGCCCTACGGTTTCTTCCCAAGTCTCTCGACGCTTAAGCTCTGGTATGTAACGTGCGTACCGTGACTTGTGTATGTACTGTTGATATGCGTCCATCTATTCTTCTCCTCCTAAACCTAAGGTTTCTAACATGATTGACTGTGCACCCATCTGGAGTAGCATGTGTGTTGAATCTGGGTAACCATCGTTGCTTACAACTTGCATTACCTTGTCATCACTGAAGATAACAATGGCTGTCTTAACATCTATACCTTCTTCTTCCATCTCGTCTACTGCGTCAGCTAACGATTGAAACAAGTCGGAAGCGCGCATGGCCTCCTTAGACTTCCCGAACTCTCCTTGGACTACTTTCATTATGATAGATCCTTATAAGCTGCTATTAAGAATATGACTAGTAATAGTGACAGTGCTGCTGTGAAGCCACATAAGAAGCTCAAAGAAACTCCGACATTAGCCACGTTACGTTAAACACCAGAAGCGCTATGAGCACTGTGTAGTATATTGCTTGTTCCTTCTCATATCTGTTCATTAGTTTATCCTCCTTCCTACTCGTTCTTCGTAACTCATCCACCCCTCATCGGGATCGTTAATCATACACATGTATCCTGAGATAAGCTGCACCTCGTGGCCTGTAAGCTCACCATAAGCATGGCACTTATACTTAGACGCCGAGACAGCAAGTGAAGCAGCAAGCCAAGCTACGCCGAACACAAAGCCGAACGAGGTTATGAATATCTTAGTAAATGCCCAAGCATCTTTACTCATTGGTTATCCTCTATCAATGCGTCAATCAATCTATTTAAGTACCAGTCTGCCTTACGTAGATCCTCTATGGGTTTCTCTTTGTAGTCGTAGCGCCAGAGGTACTTCATTACGTTACCCTTGAGGTATCCAAAGAACTGCTCAGAAGGCATGGATGCCTTGATAGCTTCAATGGCCTCAATGGATCCTGTGTTGTAGTGATCTGGATTCTCTACAGGACAGGACTCCTGAGGGGCATCAGAGGGGTGAAACAGCTTACCCACCTGAGGCTCCTCGTAAGCTGCCTGAGCAGCCCTGTCCCATTCGTCTGGTGTTGCATCATCTAGAGAGCTAGTGCGCCACCACTGGCCGTCCTCAGGCACCCCCTTAGGGGCTTCTGTGGTTGGCTTGAACTTACCGAAGGTGTACTCAGGTTCATCGTCAAGTGGTAAGTTACGTGTACTCTTAGTAGTCATTCTTCGGTCTCCTCTTCTACTACAGTTTCCCAGAACTTCTCTAGTCGGTTGATTAGTTTATCTTCAAAGCGCTCTAGTATTTCCTCTGAGTTTATCTGTAGTGCCTCTAGTAGATCATCGGGGTCATAAGTTTTCAAGATGCGTTCCTTAGTTTCCTCAAGAGTTAACATAGCTGACTAGCTCCTCTAGGGTATCCAGTGAGTACCACTTGATTCCGTGCTTCTCACACCACTCAGCCATTGTAAGCTTAGTACCCTTCCTGACTTTCTGATTAGGTTTCATTAGTACGAAGACTAACTCACGGTGGTCTGGTAAGCAGTTGACAATACTTTTGTATTTCTGCGTGTCTCCTTCCCTAAAGAAGCCTTTGCACTCCACCAAGACTCCCGAAGCGTGGACGAAATCTGGAGTGTATACCCTAGGAATGTTATACTGTACTTTCTCTGTTTCATATTCAAAACCCTCATAGTGTAATGCTGTATCAACGATGCTCTCAAACTCTGATCTAAAATTGCTTGAGGCTGATTTCTTCGACCTTCGGCTCATTGTGTACCTCTACCAAATAACGTGGACCTGAAGAATACTTGAAGGCTCTTAGAGAAGGCCAGCAAGTTGCTTTGTATGAGCAGTATGAGCACCCTACGGCGAGTTTCTGGTTGCCACTCTTTCCATCTGCGATAGGCTGGTAGCAGACGTTGGGAGGTGTAGGTTGCTCCACTAACTTTTTTACACGTTCTATGTGCTCCTCTATGTCGAAGGATACTTTGTCGTAACAAAAGTGTCCTGTGTCTTCAGAGTCATACATGAGGTACGTAAGGTGACCATTCTGTTTATCCATGGCTAACCATCCGAACTTTGTTTCCCCTTCTGAGTGTGCGTAACCCTTGATTTGAGCCACATATCCAAAAGGATCATCGTAAGCAAGGTTTCCGTTCTTAAACTTCTTAAAGGCAAACGACGAAGTACTCTTAACGTCTGTGACAATGCCGTCAATCTTGCAGTCCATAGAACCTTTGATGCCCGCGACTTCACACTTCTTTTGCTCATCTGTCACCTCATGGCCTGAGAGTCTAGTGAGAAATATCAGCATCTCTTCGATCAGGTGTCCGTACATAAACTTAACGTAGGTGTTACCTGTGAACTCCTCTTGCTCCTGTGGATTATTCACAGCGTTCCAGAGGAAGCGATCAGGGCGTCCTATGTTGGACATGCGTAACTTACGATCATCACGCTCTCTAGTGAACAGGGTTCGCATGAGGTCCTTACAGTGTACCCCAAACCTGTCTATCTCAGCCTCTAGGGAGACACCCTCGGGCACCTCTTTAGAGACCATGAGAGCGTATATGTCATCTACTAGTGTATCTACGGTTTTCATTGATAGTTCTCCATGGTACTATCTAACATGACTCTAGCGAAAGCAGGGGAGCATTTGAACCACTCGTTCTTCTTACCTGCTGTCCACTCCTTGAGGATACTATGTGCCTCTGTCTCTGCTGTGCGTCTATCGTTCACTGACCAACTGTAGAACAACTCGTAGTCTCGGAAGGGTGATGACGTTTGGTAGCCCCTAAGGCGATCCTCTGCGTCTACAGCCATACCTACCTTGACCCACTCAGGGAAGCTAGGGTTAGTGATGATGTACACCTGACCCTCTGTGCTACTCTGGTACTTCTCAAGGCTACTAAACGCTGCATCCTCAAAGCTACTATAGTTACCAGCTTTGTACAGCGGGTGACTCTTTGGTACATACTTGCCGTTAACAAACATTCTCTTAGGGTTGTTCTTAGGGTTATGCTTAGGATTACTTAAGGCATTACTGATTCTCTTGCGTTCTTTGTCTTCCTCTGTTGCCATTTGTTTCTCCTTACGTTATACTATAATTATATCAAAATTTACTCTCTGAGTCAACACTTTCTTTCAACTTTTGCTCAATGAGTTTCCGCCCACGTCTGTCCGACCTTGTACTCTCCGTCGAGGGGACATCTGAGGCTGTAGTGGATTCCTGCTGCTTTGAGGCATTCCACAGCCAGCCAGCCGAACTTTTGGGCTTCTTTGGTGGCAACCTCGGTTTGTACTTCGTCATGTATGTTCCCCACAAATTTATAGTTAAGGTTCCATTGCTGGGCATAGTCATCTAAGATCACTAAGGCCTTCTTCATAACTATGGCGCCAGCGGCCTGAAGGAGTGTGTTTAGTGCTGCGTGTTCTGACCTAACCCAAAGCTTTCTGCCGTCGAGTCCTCGGAGGTGACCACGGCTAGCAGCGTTTCCAACTCGTTCTCGTAGACTTTCAAGAGAAGGTGTATTTCGTAGAAACCTTTGCTTAAGTTTTCTACCGTCTCCTGAAGATCCTCCGACGATACTTCCGATTTTGGCGTCTCCTGCCCCGTAAAGGAAGGCATAGATAAAAGTCTTTGCTTGAGGTCTCGTGTCAAGCCCTGCTGCCATTTGATTTCTGGTGTGAATATCTTCTTTAAGTAGGACATTGGTGAACTCCTCATCATTCATGTAGTGTGCTAACATACGTAACTCAAGACCAGAGGCATCAAAGCCAACCAAGGATTTACCCTCTGGAACCATCCAACAACTCCTACACTCCTCACCATACACTGAGTTACTAGAGGGTACCTGAGCCATGTTAGGGTTCTGGTGTGTCATACGTCCAGTGATAGCACCGTTACTTATGACCCTACCGTGTACCCTACCGTCCTCCTGTGTATGCTCTAGCCAACTCTTGACTTGGGCGTACCTCTTTTGGAGTAGAAGGTACTCCAGAACTTGTGCCGCCTCGGGTACATGTGAGTTCTCCTTGAGGGTTCTCTCGTCAACCATAGGCTTTCCTGTCGGAGTGACCTCCTTCCACACTGCACCCTTAGTTGCAAGTCGGGCAGCAATCTGGTCTCTAGAGCCAACGTTGAATACCGTGACCTTATCTTTGAGCTGCTTCCCCGTCTTCTCTGAAATCCTCTGCTCAACGATAGGGGGGAAAGTCTCTTGTAGTTCATCCTGTATGACATTCATACGCTCCTTAAAGATCCCTAAGAGGTCATAGCACTTCCTCTGGTCCACGAGCCACCCATTGCGCTCCTGCTCCACGGTGCACCATGCGACCTGATGCTCTAGGTCCTGAGACTCCTGAGAGAACCCCTCTAGATCCTTGAGTAGCCTCTCATGTACAGCCTGAGTTACCTCTACGTCCTGCATACAGTAGGTAATCATCTCCTCTGAGAGTTTACTCCAGTCACTATGGTCGCCCTTAGGGAAACCTAAGATGTTACCCCAGTTCCTCAGGGAGTGACCACCGGAGCGACTAGGGTCTGCTAGCCTTGAGAGAACCAAGGTATCAATGATCCTAGACCGCCTAAGAGTAGTGTGCCAAAGAGTATCCACCACGCGAACATCGAAACCAACTCCATTGTGGAATACGAAAGAAGCATCACCTTTAGATGATACATACGCCTTAAAATCTTCTTCATTACAGATGACCTCCGTCACTCCGTTGTGTCTACAACAGGCCACCCAGATAACACTAGGGTCTAACCCATCCGTTTCTACGTCTACATACACATAATCACCCATGGGTGTGAACCGCATGGCAATTAGCACAAAGAACCCTACACTTCGCTATCTCTGCCCAAACAACTTCGTCATTCTTGCGTTGTGAGATAAGATTAGCAACAGCATCTGATTTTGTAGACGGGTCTATGTGGTCAAACTGGAGCGCCGCCCTATGCTCATTGTATCCACACATTTCACAACCTTTCTCAACCTTGTAGTCGTAGAACTTCTTCCTGTAAACATCTCTCCTCCTCTTAACTAAAGACGCGTTACACTCCTTGCAGTAAACATATAAGCCGTCTGCCCTGTTCTTATCTTTGGTGAAACAGGACAACTCTTTAGTTACCTTACATTTAGTACAGGCCTTCAAAACTCCACCTCCGAGTCTCCTGCTGTAGGCTTAGGAACCTCAGCCATACGTCCGGTGTTTACGTCATACTGAAGCCAGCACGCGGGACCTGTCTGTCCACTGTAGCGGTTCTTTAGTATCCTAACACTGGTAGTATTACGTATCTCGGGATCATCATTCTGCTGGTCTCTCTCCATCCCTATGACCATATCTGATAACTGGGCGATACTCTGACTGCCCCTGAGGTCCTGTAGGCTGATCTTGCCACCATCCTCGTGGGCTGTACCTGAAGTTCTACGTAGATGAGACACTAGAAACAATGTTATCCCAGTCTCGGCTACTAGAGAACGTAGGCGCGTCATTATCGCATCAATGGCCTTCCGTTCATCTCCGTTCTCCTGAGAAGAAACAACGATGGATAGGTGGTCGAGGATGACGTATCGGCAATCCAAGGCCTTCGCCATATACCTGACTCTCGAGAGTAGATTATCGGCTGACGTTGACCCCCAGTGGTCAAATAGATAGTAGCGTCCTGTACCCATCGTTGCTTCCCAGAAGGGTCTAAGCTCATCAATAGGTGTGTCTTCTTCCAAGTGTAGAGGCCTGTTCGCTGCCACCGACATGATTCCCAACGATGTACGTGCGACATCTTCTTCGAGTGCAAGTACACCAATGTTGGATTCAGTTCTTCGTAAGAGATCATACTCAAGCTCTCGTATGAACTGAGACTTTCCCATGCCAGAGCCGCTGGTGATAGTGACAAGCTCGTACGCTCTGTGTCCTCTCGTAATGTCATTTAATCCCTCCCAAGGATAGGGGACACTCTTGACGTTCCTTTTGTTTACCAGAGCCTCCCATGTGTCCTGACCTGAGACAATCCCATCGGGCCTGTACACCTTAGCGTCCCACCAGCAACGTATGAACTCACGTATCTGGTTAGCCTGTAGCATGTCTGAGGCATCCTTCATAGGAAGCTCACACACCTTAAGCTTATTAGGACTGAAGAGGTCCTTAATCTTCTCTAAGGCTGCTTTACCTGCCTTATCTTGGTCTAAGCATAGGACAACCTGATCGTACCCCTCAAGCCACTCTAGGGCCTCCTTAACGTCTCCCTCAGCGTTGCTAGCAGACTTAAGGCTCACTACGTCATACTTGTTGTCAAACATCTCAGAGACGCTCATGGCGTCTAACTCACCTTCAGTGATCGTGATAAACTTACCACGCCCACGACACGCTTGCTGCCCAAACAAGCCTGTACCCTTAATGCTACCAGTAGCGTAGAACTCCTTGGGGGACACGGTGCGTACCTTTGACGCCACCAGTTCACCCGTTTCAGAGTTATAGTAAGGGTAGTAATGCTTCTCAATGGATCCGTTAGCATCGTAAGTAACCGTCACTTGGTATCGTTGACTGGTCTCCTTAGATAGCTTACGGTTACCTATGGCGGCTACTACACCATCCATTTTAACTGAGGCTACTGCTTTTGGTGCTACTTCAGTCACTTGCGTATCTCCAGTTGAACCGTTGGTGTGATAGCCACATGAGAAGCAATGCTCCCCACCGTCATCATAGACGGCGAGGGCATCACTAGAACCACAGGAGGGGCAACTCCCATGGTGAAGGAACTTAGAAGTCCCCATTGTCGTCCTCTGAGTCCATCTCAGCAACTTCTAGGACCTTAACGGCCTCTAGGTAGGTGCTTAAGCCGTGCACGGGATGCGCTGGGCCTACCTTGTACTTAAGGCGTACCTTAGAGTTATACGGTACTTCACCGTTAAACGGATTACCCTCAGCATCTAAGACTTTTACGTCAAACTTAGAGGAAAACTTACGTTGCTTTGCCCCCTCATAGTCCTTGATCTTCACACCTCGGGATGATAGGGATTCTGCGTCATCCTCTGACATTGTGATCGTCATGGTGTATTTACCAGTCGTTTGACCCATATATACGTCATGTTGGGTTAAATTGGAGAAGTTTACGATACCTTCGATTACTTGAGCCATACTAAATTTCCTTTATCTACTTTGATTTACCATCCATAGGGTCCTATGGTGGTGGTTTAGACTTTGTAGTCTATACTAATATTATACCACAGTTTCTCTGTTTGTCCACCTCCTTTGGTATTATTACCACGTTATTACTCTTTGTCTTCACTAAAGACATGCGTTAGAACTCCTAGGAATACTAAGACTACCACCGTAGTCACTGCTAGTTCAAAGTCTGTCACTCCTCTGGCTCCTCCTGTGCTATGCCTTCGCGGTACAGTTGGTTAGCTATCTTATCCACCATACCATACGCGTTATCATAGGCTAAACCGACAGCGCGTGAAACAGGGTCCTCAGTTGAACCTATGGTGTTTAGATCCCTAAGGTGTTTAATCTTACGCTGCATATCTCGTAACTTATGGTAGGTCTCTAGTTGATTCATACGACCTGCTCCTTTAAGTAAGTCTCTCGAACTTCTTCTACTATTCCTAAGACTTCCCAAAGTACATCACGGCAAGATTCTTCGTCGTCTAAGTAGTCCATCAGCATGGAATGTATAGCCTCTAGTTTCTCATAGTCGCTCATTTCGTTTGCTCCTAAAGTCTGCGGTACTGGTTGCTTGAGTCTTCATAATATGTCTTATATATTGATCTATAAGATAGTTATTTGTTCATAATATAAGACATTATGGTCTAAAAGCACTATAACGTCCAGAGCCTCAGCCCATGCGTAAGCGCCACGTTTAAGGCTTACGGCTGTAGTAACAGCGGCCAGCATATCATCGGTCATACGTCCTCCTCTAGTTGTATTTCGTAGGTGACCCACCGCCAGTCCAACATAAACTCACCATGGCTCTGTGCGTCACTCTGGCAGTCATAGGGGCCTTCTGGATCTAACTCCCCTCCGTCTCGGTCAAACATTACCACCCAGTACATTATGCATCCCTCAGTGGCTTAAACTTAGCAAGTACTTTCACCTTGCCATTCTTCTTAATCCAAACGATACGATGGTATAGCTTGACGCTATTACGCGCCTCTGGGAAAGCGTAGATCAAAGCCTCGTCTAGGCTGCCGCACTTAAGATCGTTGATCCACAGCTTACCATCGTCCTTCAGTTTATATTGTACATAGTACATCATGCATCCCTCAGTGGCTTAAACTTAGCAAGTACTTTCACCCCGCCACCCTTTTTTGTCGTCAGAACCCTATGTGGGACAATGTGAGTGTTCCGCGCTTCCGCTATGGCATACGCTAGCGCCGCTTCTAGGCTATCGAGCTCCTTATCAATAACCCACTGGCCATTGCCGCCCACTCCCACCGCCTTATATTGTACGTAGTACATCATGCGTCCCTCATTGCGTCATACGCTGCGTCTGCTCCGTCATCCATACGGTACATGTCGCAAGCCTCATCTAACAGAAGATCAATTACAGAGTCCGGCATACCATAAGCGGCGCAAGCCTCGTCGTCCGCGTATACAATCGCCGTGCTCAACTCTGCCTCAAGCTCTCCATCATACTCTCTGACGTCAACGTGTGCCTCGTACAAGACGCCCTCAATAGTAACCTTTGCTAAATAGTCCATCTCTAGTTCTCCTAAGTTGTCTTATGCTGCCTCGCGTCCGTACCACTTCATAGGCATACCGCGAGATTCCCAGTCATCTGCCTTATGGTTATAGTATACCATGTAAGCAATCGTTGCGTCAACGTTTTTACACTCATCTGGCATACACTGTGGTGGGTCAGTGAATCCTAGGTCCTGAGAGGCCTTAGGCGGCTCCCTGAGAGCTTCTAAGTGCTCGCTGATAGTCTTGTGTATCTTTTGGTAACGTCGCTCATACTCGCTCCCAAGGGCTTCTAGGTGTGCTACAGTCCACCTGTAGTGATCCGATGATGACCTAACCCATACAGCACTAGGGTGGTTCTTATGGGTGGGCTTATAGGCTACCGAGGCCCCGTCTAGCTCTGCATGGGCAGTACTAAGGAGCTGAGCAGTCTCTAGTATCATTTTAACCACATGCTTATCACATTGCATCTTAGCAGCTTCTACAGGGCTTCTGCTTAGGTAGAATATGTTCACAACTTAGGCTCCTTAGGCTACTTAAGTAATAACCTTAGTTATATAATAAATTAGTTAAACATAGAATACTTAGGATTCTTAGGATTCTTAGAATCCTTTGATTCTTAGAATCCTTTGATTCTTAGGTGTCCTTAGTATTACTTAAGTTAGTATATCATAGATTTTGTTCTCATCATAGGGTATTTCGTCGGTAATATTACCACAATCATCCTCAAGGGTGCCTATTGACACACTCAGGCAGTAAGAGCAGAGGTCAAAGTAATCCCCTGAGTTATCCTTCTTGACAGTCTCATAATCTTCTAATAGTACGTCACAAGCTTTGCATTTCATCTTCTTTAGTCTCCTTAGGTGGCCTTAGGTGGCCTTAGTCGTCCTTAGTT